GGTGCCGGACCGCCTGCCGTACAGGTACGGGGCCAGCTCGGGGAACATGCGCCGGACGGCGATGCCGACGTCCCCCGAGGCCATGATCCCGAACGGCACGTCCGGGTCGCGGAAGAAGCGGACCGCCATCTTGACGACGGCCGCGACGACCTCGGCCGACGCGGGGACCGCGGTGACCGAGTAGGGGGACGTCATCGGGTCGTCGGCGACCGGCTGCCCCTCCAGGCGCGCCCAGACGCGCGACGCCTGGACGAGCGCGAGGCGCACGCGATCGTCGAGCCCGGTGGCCTCGCCGACGCCGAGGGCGTCCACGAGCAGCTCCTCGGGCGCGAGGACCGCGTGCGTGCTCATCGCTGGCTGGCTACGGCGTCAGGGCTCAGGAGCCCGAGGCGCCGGGGCCGAAGAGCTTGACGATGCCGGCGGCCACGAACGTCGCGGCGGCGCCGAAGGAGTACCAGGCGACGTCCGTGCCGAGCAGGGTGGCGTCGTCGGCGGCCATCGAGAACGGGCCGTCCTCGAACCACTGGGCGGCGAGCGAGTTCGTCACGATGACGCGCCCGGTCGCGAGCCCGCGGGAGTGGACGAAGGGGAGGCCAGCCACGCTCACCTGGAGGGATGCCGCGTGGAGGGTGCCCGAGGCGTTGCTCGGGTTGCCGGCGGGCGTCGGGGGGACGATCTCCGACAGGGTGCCGAGCTGCGCGAACACGTCCGTCGCGCAGAGCACGACCGAGGCGGGGAGGCCGGTGGCCGTCTCCACCTGGACGCTGGCCGCGAAGACGGCCTTCTTGAGGTTCTGGCCGGTCGTGTCCGCGTCCCACCCGTAGGTGGCCGCGGTGCCCGCCGCGTCGATGGCGTCGGCGAAGGCGTTGTCCGTGACCGCCGCCCAGGCCGCGAGCATGATGCGGTCGTATGCCGCGCGGTAGGACGGCCGGGAGCGCTTGAGGAGCTGCACCGAGATGTCCGACACGCCGGCGTAGGTGACGAGGTTGGACGAGCCCTTGCCGATGTCGATGCGGGCCGAGGTCACCTCGGTCTTCTGCGTCGACTGGACCCCGATGACGGTGTTCGAGCTGGACACGTAGGGCCAGTCGATCTCCATCCCCTCGGGCGGGAGCGGCTGCGCGCCGCCGAGCGCGTTGATGGTCGGGCGGCCGAGGTCGACGATGCCCTTGACGTCGTTGAGCCAGGCCGGCGGGACGACGCCCGCGTTGTTGGTCGTGATCTGGTCGGCGACCTCGCGCTGGAGCCACTGGGCCATCGCCCATCGGAGGCCGGCCGGGTCGGGGTGGCCGCCGGGGGTGACGACCTCCTCGTTGCGGGCCCGCTCCACGTACTCGCTGAGCGAGCCGAGGCGGAACAGCTCGGGGACGGCCGCGGCCGGCTCGGACGGCGTCGCGGCGAGGACGGCCATGCGCTGCTCGACCGCCTCGATGCGGCCGGTCAGCGGGGCGAGGTCGACGGGCGCGGCCCGCTCGACGAGGACGGGGGTCGGGGGCACGGGGTCCTCCTGTGCGGGCTCGGGAGCCGCGACGGGCTCGGGGGTGATGGGCGGCGCCTCCTGCTGCGCCTCGGCGATCGGTTCGGCTGCCATGTCGGCCTCCTGTGCTTGGCGGACGGCCACGACCGCGGCCGACTTGTAGGCGCCCCGGTCCAGCACGGCGACGCGTGCCAGGTCGACCCGGGTTCGCTCGACGACCCCGTCCGCGCGCTGGCGCGAGCCGCTGGCGAACGGGCGGAACACGACGGACGCGGCGCGCAGGACCTTGTCCCTGACGAGCGTCAGGAGGTCGTCGCCGTCCCGCGTCTGGCTGATGCGGGCCCAGAGGTAGGCGCCGTCGTCGCGCTCCTCGATGGATTCCCCGATGCCCACGATCGGGCCGCCGTGGCGCTGCGCCTCGATGGTCACCGTGGACGGGTCGACGCCGCGGAAGGCACCCCGTGCGAACCGCTCGGTGACGCCCTCCTGCGTGTTGCTGGTCGTCTCGTCCCAGCGCAGCAGGCGGATGAGGACCCGGCGGCCGTCGCCCTCCGGCTCGGCTCGGGCGAGGGCGTCCTCCTCGACGTGGACGAGGTCCGCGAGCGTCCCGTCCTCGGGGGCCATCACGTCGGTCATGCGAGCACCTCGGATGCGGGGATGGCCGGCTCCGGCGCGGCCTCCACGGGGTCGAACTGGTGGACGGCCTCGTCGGGCTCGCCGGGCGTGGCCCAGCCCTCGAACGACCGGGCCTCGGCGGACGACATGAGCGGCACGCCCTGCGCGTCCACGGTCCCGATGGCCTTCTGGTACAGGTCGAACCGGGCGGCGACGTCGGTGCGCTGCATGTCCGCGAGGTCGAAGCGGACGGCCTGCGTCGAGGCGAGGAGCCGAGACCACGCCGCCTCGATGGGCGCGAGGTAGCGCGGCGCGATGGTGGACTTGACCATCTCCTCGACGGCGCCCGCGGGGTTCGTGTACGTGATGGTCGCGCCCGACGTCTGCACGTGGAGCAGCGCCGCGGGGATGCCGAAGATGGTCGCGGCGACCGTGGCGCCGAACGATCGGGCCTCCTGGAGCTGCGCCCGCTGCGGGTCGACCCCCGGGAACACGGGGTCGACGCCGCCCGCGGCGACGCGGACCATCGAATCGGCCGTCTCGACCCAGCGCCGCTTGAGGTCGGCGGCCTCGTCGCCGGTCAGGTCGGCGGCGGTCTTGAGCACGACCTCGGGGATGCCGCCCGACATGAAGAACGAGGACGCGAACTGCTCGGCCTCCCAGACCGGGTAGAGCATGTCGAGGCTCTCGGTGAGCGGGCCCCGGCCGTGCAGCTCCCCGGCGCGCCGGCCGACGTCGACGTGGATGACCTCGCCGTCCCCGAGCTTCGTGCCGTTCCAGCGGAACGAGCGCGTCCACGGGCGCCGCGCCCACTCGACGGAGACCTCGGAGTGGGGCAGGACGATGGCGCTGCGCGACGGGTCCTCGTCACGCCCCAGGACCCGCCACGGGGCGCAGCCGTGCTCCGCGAGCGACAGGACCGTCTGCTCGACGAACTCGTACCGGGTGTCGAACGCCTGCGGGTTGCGGACGATGCGCGGCTGGGAGGCCATCGCCTGCCCGTCGCGGTAGGCGAGCGGCAGGAAGGACGCGGCGTGGGAGCTGATGAGCGCGAGCGCCCGGCCGACCGCGGGGATCGATCGCGCCTGGTCGATGCCGAACCCGGAGCGGCGGCGCTCGAAGATGTCCGCGAGGATCGCGTCAACCTTGGCCTCGGACGCCTCGGCGCGCTCGACGAACGAGGGCGCCTGCGCCCCGCTGGTGCCCCGGAAGAGGTCGAACAGTCCCAACGTTCATCTTGTACCGGGGGGTGTCAATATGCCCTGCATCCCCCGGTGAAAATGACCCCGGACGCTCAGTAGACCATCGGCCTCGGCTGGGGCGCGGCGGCGAGCCAGACGGCGCGGATGGCGGCCTCGGCGGCGGCGTTCGTCATGTCGGCGCCGGCCTTGACGGCGATGGCGGTGCCCGCGGTCATGGCCTTACGGGTGGTGCGCTCCAAGTCGGCGGCGATGATGCCGCCCGGGTCGTGGACGACGAACTGGCGGCCGGCCACGAGCCGCACGAACCGCTCCGTCGCGCTCGCGTAGTCGCGTGTGCTGATCGGGGTCGACCGCTGGCGCAGGTGGCGGACCATGTCGGCGTCGGTCTGCGGGTCGTAGGCGACGGCCGACACGCCCATCTTGGTGGCGAGCGCGGCCACGTCCGGGCCCAGCCTGTCGACGTCGAGCGGGTCGGCCTCGGTATCCACGACCACGTCGAGCACCACCCTGCCCTCGGGCCCGGGCCAGGCGAGGACCCCCGAGAAGCGACCGCCGCCGGGGTCCATCTTGACGCCCAGCACGGGCCGCTTCGCCTTGGGTCGCTCCCCTTCGAAGAGCTGGCCGGACCACTCGTCCCGGGTGATGAGCCTGGCCGACTCGGCGACGGTCCAGCGGCATAGGTGCTCGCGCTCCCACTTGTCCAGTGTGTCGCCGAGCACGCAGCTTTTGTAGACGCGGCCGAGGTTGCGTAGCAGCCACGGGTTGTGGCCGATGGACGGGTTGGACTCCAGCCAACCGGCGACATCGTCGGGGGCCCTGTCGGGCGCGGCGGACCATTCCAGATACGCGAGGTACTCGTCCGTGCCCGACCTCGCACGAAGGCCGTTGAGGACCACCGACTCGGTGGTCCCGGCGTTGGACAGGTAGACGGTCTGCGTCAGCTCCTGGGCGATCGTCGTCGGCTGCGCCGCCTCGATGAAGTCAGTGCTCTTGAGCGCGCGGACCTCGTCGACGATGACGAGGTTGGCGGACGGCCCTCGGGCGCCGTTGTCGGTGGCCGCCACGATGCGGTAGTGCCCGCCCTCCTTGGTCCGTATCTCCTCCTGCCCCGCGCCGAAGCGGATGTCGCTCCGGTTGGGGACCTGCTCGGGGAAGTGCTCCCGGAGCAGGTTCGCGACGTACCTGTGCGTGCCACGGGGAAGCTCGCGGTTCTGCGCGGTGTGGAGGATGCTCTGCCCGCCCAGCAGCCGGCCGACGATGAGCGGCGCGAGCAGGGTGGTTTTCCCGTTCTGGCGGGCGACCACGAGGCACACCTCGGGGTACAGCCATCCATCCGGGGACGTGGCCGTGATGTACCTGGCCGCATGTCGCTGCCACGGCCATAGGGGCTGGCCCAGCCGCTCGGCGAGGGTGGCGAAGTCCGCGGCCCCGTGCTTGAGCGGGACCGGTGGGGCTATGCGCGGCCTCTCCGACCCGACCTGGCCCTTCTTCTTGCGCCCGGGCGCCACCCTAGTCGCGGCGGCCATAGTCGCCCCTCAGCAGGGTGGCGTCCCTGTGTGTAGAGAGGGAGAC